GATCCTCCCCGGCTGCAATTGGCAGGTGACCAATTACAGCCGGGGAGGATCTCTCGGCACCGCCGTCGAGCTGGGCGACGTGATCCCGCTCGGCGCCCTGTCCTACGCCGGCTTCGAGGATATCGCCACCGCGCTCAACATGGACCTCGGCGCGGTCAACACTAACCAGCTGCGGTTCACCGGATCGACCACGATTGGCGGCTTCGGAACGGCCGATAATGGCGTATTCAGAATGATCCGGCTCGGCGATGCCGTCCAGATCAACCACTCGGCGTCGCTGGTCCTGCCTGGCGCGGCGAACATCGCCGGCGCGGCCGGCGATATGTTCACCGCCCAGTCGCTCGGGGCCGGCAACTGGATTGTCAGCGCCTACCAGCGGGCCAATGGCAAAACGGTGGTTGCGCTGACCGCTGCCGAGATCAGTTCGACCGCGACCGGCGATGTGGCGGCGACCAACGTGCAGGCCGCGATCGCCGAGCTCGCCTCCGAGAAGGCCACCGTCGCCGCGCTGAGCTCGGTCGCCGCCTCGATCCCGGCGCTGGCCTCGACCACCGAGGTACTGACCGGCACTGACACCGCCAAGGCGGTGACGCCGGACGCACTCGCGGCGCTGTGGGAGCGCGGCGCCGACGTGGCGTCGGCGGCGACGCTCAATCTTGGTGAAGGTGGTTATTTTGTTGTCACCGGTACGACGTCAATCTCGGACATTGATTTCGCCACACCCAAAAACGGGCGGTGGGCTTTTCTCCGGTTTGCCGGTTCTCTTACGCTAGTCCACAACGCCACGACGCTTTTACTACCCGGCGACGCAAACATTGTCACTGCTGCAGGCGACCGGGCAATCTTTGTGCAGGATAGTGCCGACAACGTTTATTGTCTGTTTTACCAGCGCAGAGACGGCACCTCGCTGAATGCATTGCCGCTAACCGGTGGCACGCTGACGGGCAATCTAACAGTCTCCCACGCCAGCCCAATTTTATGGCTTACTGACACCGATACCGGTGCCGACGGGCAGATTAGTGGTTCGAGCACTTCTGGCTCTTTGGCGATCCGCGCCGATCAAAACAACGAGGTTGCTAGCAGCCAATTGGTGCTGGGCTGTGACGGTACTGACGAGATGACGATTGGCGGCGGCACTGGCGGCGTGCGCGTCGGCGTGCCGACCGGAGCGTTCAAGGGGCTCGGTACGCTCAACGCGACCGCGGTCTACGACGACAACGTGCTTCTCACCTGCATGGCGATGGCCCGGAAGTTCGTCGAGACCGGCGTTTTTGACGATAGCGACGTCGCTCAGTGGGACGCCCGCGTTCCGTCTTGGGTCGAGCCTAAGCATACCGAAAAGATGCCGATCATGGTCGACGTCGAGGAGCTGGTTAGGGTTCGCCAGCCCAACGGAACGCTTCGTTTGGAGCGGCGCACCCGCAAGCGGCCAAAGACTGTCCTGACTCCAGTCTACGCCGAGGATGGCAATGACATAATTGGCACGGTTGAGGAACCGGCGACCGAATTGGTCACTATTCCGGAAAAGGTCATTCCGCGCCAGCATGGCCCGGCTCGGTTGTTCAAGCGGATGATCGACGATGGTTTCGACCCGCGCCAGCCGGCCCAGTACATCGCCAAGATGAAAGCGGACGGGGCGCTGCCCGGGATGCCGAACGTCGCGACGTGGCGGCAGAACGAGCTCTCGCAGGGTGAAATGTTCTGCCGGCTATGGCTGGCGACTGAGATGCTGGCGCTGGCCTTCGCGTCGCTCACCGCGCGGGTAGAGGCGCTCGAGGCAGGATGAAATGGGGGGATGGGACCCGCGCGCCATGGATGGCAATGGCAAGGGACCTCTCGGTTTCGGCTGGCCGCACCTTGCTCAAATCGTGCTGTTCGGCGGGGCGGTCGTCGCCGGTTGGGTTTCGCTGTCTAACCGGCTCGCACATCTTGATGATGAATTTGCCAAGGTGAGGGCGCGGCAGACCGACAACGAGGCGACGATCAAGCGGCAGGGCGAGGACATTGCCTATCTTCGGGGATTGGTTCTTCTGTTCACTCGCGAACCGCAGGTGCCCGGCGGGTTGCCACCTGATGACCGGCAATGAAGCCGGAGGAGAAACACCCGATGCCGGCCCAAAACCGTTATCTCCTAGAAAGCCTGAAGGCGGCAATCATCTACGTCGGCACCAACGGGCAAGCCATACCACGGAGGTGGTGATGTTTGATCGGAAAATCTTCTTCGATCATGTGCGGGAGAAGCCATTCGGCGGGTCACTCACACAGCAACAGGTCGATGGGATGAACGACCTGATGGACGCGGCTGAGAAATACGCCACCTCGCCGGATCTGCGGTTCTATTCGTACATGCTCGCGACGACGATGCACGAGACCGCGAGCACCATGTGTCCGATCGAGGAGTACGGGAAAGGCAGCGGCCAGCCGTATGGCAAGCGAGACCCGGAAACCGGCCAGACCTACTACGGGCGCGGCTATGTCCAACTGACGTGGAGGGACAACTACGCCAAGGCGACAGCCCAGCTCGGGCTGACTGGCGCGGACGATCTCGAATGGCATGCATCTAGGGCACTCGACCACGAGATCGCCGCGCGGGTGATGGGACGCGGCATGCGTGAGGGCTGGTTCCGGCCGCCCAATTGCCTCGGCACTTACTTCAACGAGGATCGCGACGATCCCTACAATGCCCGTGAGATCATCAACGGCGACAAGACCTACAAGCCATCTTGGGCCAACGGGCAGAGCATCGGCAACATTATCGCCGGTTATCATCGGGATTTTCTCGCCGCCTTGCAGGCGGCATGGCTGGAGCCCGCTCCGTCGCCCGAACCGGATCCCGAGCCCGACGGTGCGACGCTGTCGCCCAAGGGGTTCCAGGCCTCGCTCAAGGCGGCCGGCTACTACCCCGGCGAGGTCGACGGCCTGTCCGGCCCTCAGACCCGGGGGGCCGTCGACCAGTGGTTTGCCGACGGCGAACTGCTCGAGATAGAGGATTGAGCCAGACATTCAGTCATCTGGAACGATCCATTCTTCACCGACAAGAATGAGGGGACACCGGACGCGCTCTGGTCTGCCCCTTCGGATCACCGTGCCGGTGGCATTATCCCACGTTCGATACTCGGCGGCGCAGGCCTCGGCCCAGCCCTCGCGTCCTTCGCTGGCCGGGGCGACGCCGTCGAGCCGCGTGGCGAGTGTCACCACCGCCCTGGCCCAGCTCGCATTGCCGGCGGCGTCGACCTTGGGCAGCGATGGAAGGAAATCGGGGATCGCCTCGCAGGCCTTCATCTGCTCGGCGTAGCGCTTCAGGGCCGCCTCGGGCGTGACCTCGCGGAGCGAGGCGTCAGGCGCCTGTTCGAAATGCAGGACTTCGCTAACGATCACCGGCGTGAAGGTCGAGGCCGTCTCGATCTCGACCCGGACGAGCTCGCGGGCGAGCATCGCGCAGAGCACCGTCCGGTCGGGATCTTTGTCCTCGGCCTTCACGATGACGCCGGCGAGGATCAGGATCACGAACACCGCGCAGAGGGCGAACAGTAGCCAGGCGAAGCGGTCCCAGATGTCTTTCATGGTGCGGGCACCGTCTAAAATTTCCCTTATGCGTCAATGGGACCGATTTTGTGGTGCGGGCGGCCAACCGGATAATAAAACAGCATTGAGAGACCCTTCTCGACCGCACCAATCCATTTTTATACCATTGATTTATATCACTTAATCTTTGTAGATCCCGCACTGGGATTAAGGTGCGGGCCATAGATGTTCCCGATCTTTTCCGCAGCCTGTCTCGCCAGGCGCTTGCGGTCGGCCGTCCGGGTGTAGAGACTCGCCATCGCGCCGCCATGCCAGCCGAAGAGGGCTTCTAGCTCCGCGACCGTAGCTCCCGCCTCGGCGGCGCGCGTCGCGCCGATCTTCCTCACCCCGTGCGAGTTATGATTCATCAACCCGGCTGCGACGCACGCCTTCTTGAAGACATTACCGAAGCTTTCCTTGGTGATCGGATGGCCCTTGTCGCCGACAATGAACGCCAGATCCCCGGTCGGACCGACTGCCAGCGTCTCGGCGAGGATCGGGAGGATCGGGATGTTGACCTCAGTATCATTCTTCTCCGTCCGCAGCGTCGCCACGCCTCCGCGGACATGCTGTCTGCCGAGAAGCACGGCGTCGCCGCGCCGAAGCCCGGTGTAGAGCAGAACATGAAGCCAGACATGCTCCCTCGTGCCGACCGGCCATCTGCGCTCGAACGCCGCAATATCGTCCTCGCTCCAAGCCCTGAAGCCGCCGGTCTTCGGGCGTGGCGGATTCTTTACGCTCGCGGTCGGATCGGCGTCGATCAGCTCGGCGTCGAGAGCCCAGCGGAAGACGCCACGCATGGCGTCGAGGAAGTTCCGAGCCTGGGATGGCGTGTGCTCACGGCGTTCAACGGCGGTCCGGATGTCCCGTCGGGTGATATCCCGGAATGCTTCGGAGCCGGCGCTGTCAAGCACGTCGCCGAAGATGTAGTCGCGCTGGCGTCGTGTCGCGGTTGAAAGGGAACGGTATTGAGCCGTCTCCCGATAGCGGTCGATCAGCCAACGCAGGCTTCCCGCTGTGCTCTTGGCCCGTCTCGGCGGTTCTGTACCAGTCAAGGCCGCCTGATAGGCATGGTCAAAGCCTTCGCTGCCGTAGTCCGGGAGCCTGACTCGCCTGCCTCTGCGACGTCGGAAATACCAGACCGTGCGTCCGTGGCGGGTGATCTCGCGGTAGACAAACAGCGGGAGCTTGCGCGGCATCTCCATAGTCACAGCCGGATCTCCTTTCGACCGTCAACCTCGGGTTTCCGCTCTTCGGGGATAGCGCGGTCTTCGGGGATAAGGCGGACGACGGTCTTGCCGATCACGACCTCGGCCACGCAGCCGGCATCCCGCGCGCCTTTGGCGATGGCGCGGATTTGGCGGGCGGTGAGATCGAGCGGGCGTCCGGTCATATCTCCCCCGCGTACCATTTCGAACGCGGCACATCGCCGTGAGCCGTCGTGTCGGCCTCCCAGGCGTCAAACACGGCATCGGCATCGACGCTCGGCAGGAACTCGGCGAGCGCGTCGGCGCCGTTCGTGTCGCCATCCCACATCAGGTCATAGACGCGCTGCTGCATCGCGGCCTTGAGCCGGTCGCATGCCGCATAGACAGGTAGTTGGGCGAACATCGTCCGCTGGCGCTCAATGCGTTTGGTGTCTTCTTCGCTCCAGTCCCGACCTTCGGCGCGTCGCTTCGTTTCGCTCTTTGCGGCCTCGCGCAGGTCCGCGATCAGCTTCGGATTGGCGTGGTCCTGCTCAAGCCGAGCGGCGGCCACCAGAAGCATGTGCACACGGCTGTGCGGCCGTCCGGTCATCCCCGCCTCTGCTCCGGGCTGGTCATGGCCGCACCTTCGTCGTCTGCGCTGGACAGTCGATGCAATCGCGCTCAGGGTCGATGGCAAGCCCGGACCCGATAACGCGATTCACCCAGCGGGGAGCGTCGACGAGCCGATCAGGATAAGCGTCGGGCCACGCACACAGATGGATGGTGACGGGGGTTTCCTTGCCGGTCTTCGCGTCAATGCGATAGGCTTCCAGGGACGCGTCGCGATAGATGCAGGGCGGGAGCGAGTAGGCGGTCATGGCCGGCTCAACCCTTCAATGTGGCGGTGGTGCCCTTGGCATAGGTCACAGCAACCGCTCACTTTCCGCGAGCGCGCCATAGTCCGCCGCGATTTCGTCCATGATTGCGATCTGCCGGTCGGCTTCGGCCTGCTTCATCTTCCCCGCATCGACCCGCTTCGGATAGACGAACCGGCGATAGCCAGCCTCGCGTTGGGCAGCCTGCATCTTCTCTCTGGCGGTGAAGGCGGCTGTCATCCCTGAAGCACTTTCCTCACCACCTGGTCGGCGTCGGCCGGCGAGCTCTCGCCCGTGGTGCGTTTGAGGTGTGCCCCGCTTATCTCTCCGGCGGCACGGGCAAGCGGCCGATCGTCACCGTCGCCGAGATCGTTGGCGCTCCAGAACCGGCCGACCACGCGACGCAACGCCTCGGGCGTGTTCTGGCTGGCGCACTCCGCCGCAAATGCCTTGAGCGTCTTCTTGTCGGCGGCGGTCAGCGCGGGAACGCCTCCCGGCGGGGCAGGGGCGGGCGGTGGGACGTTTCCCGGCCCGTCGAGGCCGGATGGCTCGGGCACCGTCTCGGGCGTCCCAGCGGGTTCCTGTGCCTCATCTTCCTCGACGCCGAGGATCTCGGGATCGGGGTCGCGCGTCGCGGCGATCACCCGCGGCGCCGGCGGCGGGGCTGGTGGCGGTGACACGTCGCGCATCCCGCTCACGTCCGCGCCCATCCTCTCGGCCTCGTCCGGGTCGAAGATGTTCGAGTAGCCGAAGGCGTAGCGCGCCGCCTGGATCAGCGCCTTGTGACGGAGCATCCGGTGCGGCCATTGCTTCCACGGATCGGTGGCGCGCCGGCACTCGGCCATATACTCGGTGACGACGATCGGGTGCGCGCGGTCCTTGCGGTGGACCTTGGCGCTGATCGCGGTGAGCTGCTTCTTGTCGTCGAGGTGGTCGTCGAATTCGATCCCGTCCATCATCGGGTGCGAGTTCATGAGCTTCACCCAGCCGTCGATCGACACCACCGGCTGGATGCCGCCGCCCTTGGCGGGGAAGGCGTAGATCTCCTTCAGGATCGGGTTCAGCCCGTACTCGTGGGCGACGACGAGGAAGGCGGCTAACTGCTCCTTCGTGCAGTCCTTCGGGATGATCGTGGCGCGGAGCGTCTGCTCGAACGCGGCCGGCGCCATCGAATAGCGCTCGGCCATGGCGGCGGTGATCGACGGCCCGATCGGACGGTCGACGGTGGCGACGTTGCTCATTCTCTGGCCCTCCTTCTCGGACGTTGGTTCCTTGCCTGCTCGGAACGTGTGGCCCATCGCACATTGCCGGGCTCATAGTTCCCGTCGTTGTCAGGGTAGCGATCAATGGAATGCTTTGGTGACGGCCTACGGCCGACGTCGGCGAGAAACGCCTGATAGCTCTCTGCCCAACGTTCACAAACCGTAATCCCGCGCCCGCCGTAGTCTTTGAAGTCGCGGCGTTTGGGATTGCGACAGCGAGTCAGCATGGTTTGCCAAGTGCGATATTCCGGTGTTCGCGGTGGTGTCGTATCGCCATGCACTGTGTGTGCTTCACGCGCCCGCTGCCGCATCAAGCAGCCGCAGCTGCTAGTGTCCCCTGTTCTCAGATCACTGGAACTCGCAACAGAATCTTGACCGCAATCACAATGGCAGTTCCATCTCGTCCTAATTCCTTTCTTGGGCGCCAGGCCGATGACAACCAAGCGGCCGAAGCGTTGACCCGTCAAATCTCGGAATGCCGGCATCACGTGGTTTCCCACTTCCCTCGAGCAATTTTGATCTGCTCGATGAGGGCTTCCCGCGCGAGGGACCAACCGAAGCGGCCAACGACGAGGAGGGGCTCGATCTCCTCCGGCGTCATGCCAGCCTTGAGGCCGCCGATCGAGACAAAGCAATCCGCGCTTTCAAAATTGCCCAGATTGACCTTGCGGCTCATCGAGACGGTGATCGTCGGCTCGTCGGTCATGTCGCGTCGGCCTTGCGGTAGAGAGCGTCCCTGATTTCCCGAACGGCGGACTGGAGATCGTCGATGCGATCGCTCAGTCGCCGGATCTCGAATTCCAGATCGCCTCGCACTTCCCTCACCGCGGAACGGGCGGCGTCGTCAGCGATGCTTCTGACCTCATAGTGATCCATTTAGGCCGCCTCCTCGTACTCCTCGGCCTCGACGCCGGCGAGCGGGACGCCCGCCTTCACGGCCCTATTCGCGAGCTGCTCGACGAGCTCGCGCATGTCCCGGTGATCCCGCAGCGCCAGGTGCGCCGCCGCGTAGTCGGTGATCTTTGCCCGCACCTTCTTGCGGAGCGAGACGCGCATGTTCGGCCGGCCGGCGATCGGCCGGGCCGGCTCCGCAGCGACCTTCGCCTCCTCGCGCGCCTTGCGGATCAGCTCCTCGCGCTCGGCGCCCTCCTTCTCGCGGGCCTCCCGCATCAGCCGCTCGGCCTCCTCGGCGGCGCGGCGGGCGAGCTCCTCGGCCTCGCGCTTCTGCTTGAGCAGCCAGCCCTCGACTTGCTTGGCGAGCCGCGACGTCAGGTCCTTTGCATCGGCGATCATCGCGCGCCAGCGGTCGTCGACGGCGCGGCTGGCCGCGAGGTGCGGCGCCTTTTCCGTTTCGCGGGCCTCGTCGGCTTGCTTGGCGAGGAGGCCGACGCGGCGTTTCCAGGTCGCGCACTTGTCGGCGTCCTCCTGGGTCAGGATCGGCTTGGCCAGGAACGGCGCGGTGGTCTCGACCTCGGCCTCGATCTCGAGCCGGAGCCGCTCGTATTCGTCGAGCGGCAGATTGTGGCCCATCGTCGGGGCGACGTCGGGCGGATCGTCGGGCCAGGAGCCGGCGTCGAAAGCCGCGCGGTAGAGCTCCTCGGTGACGGCGGTGCCGAAGGCACCGTTTTCAGCCATCGCCTCCATATGCTTCACCGCCATAATCCGCTCGGAGCCGCGGAAGCCACGGAGCGCAGCGCGCTCGTTGCCGGCGATCCACACCGCCAGCGGCTCGCCGGATCTCAAACGGAAAAAACCGCAGGGCATATCGGTGCGCGGTTCCACTGGGTCGGGGTCGCGCCCCGCCAGTTTCTCGCGCCAGAAAAAATACGGATCGAGGCGGTCGACCACGCGGGCGGCAACGTCTCCGATGTGCTCCATCTCAAGCGGCCTCCGGGCCGTCGTTCGGGTCGTAGCCGAGCACGCGGTCCCGCGCGTCGGCGTGAGCCTTGATCGCGCGGCGGCGCTCGCACAGCGACAGGACACGCTCGCCCACGGCTCGGGTGAGGCTGGCCGGGTCGTAGCCGAAGTCGCGGGACGCCGCCGGCGCCGACCGGAGCTTGTCCGCCGCGGCGTCGAGCGCCTTCTGGGCGCGGGCAGCGATCTCGGGATCGGTCATTCCCAGGGCTCGATCTTGAGGAAGCCGTCGGTGCGGGTCGTGACGCGGAACCCGTCGTTGTCGTAGACGTCCGTCGTCCCGACCGGCCCGCACCAGATCTGGGTCACGTCGCCGTAGGCATCTGTTCCCTGAAACCAGGCGAGATGCGGCTCGGGGCAGAGGAAGCCGCGGGCGCGGATCGCGGCGCCGATGTCGTCCTTCATCGTTCGCGTCAGGGTGATCTCGTTGGTGCTGCGCGCCGGCGACGAGGTCGACGACGCCTGGCCGCGATCCTTCATGGCGATCGCGGTGAGGACGAGGAGGAGGGCGGCCGCGCCGCCGACGGTTTTGATAGTGGTGTTCATCATGGTTCCTTCTTCGGTTGGAGGCGGCGGGGCCGGACGATGCGGCGGTGTCCGGCCCCACCGTCGTCATCCCGTACTCGAGGAGGCGTCTCTCGGGATGACGTTCGAAAGGGCTATAACCGACGTTATCGTTTGTCAATAACTTTCGTTATAAATATTTTCGGTGCTATTCTTCGTCGCCGCGGAGGAGGCAAGGATGGCGAACTTGACTCTGAGGGTGAAGGAAAAGGGACCCGACCTCTGGTCGGTGTCAATTACTGCAGCACCGGGTCGTCGGGTCGCTTCATATCTGCAATGGCTTGATCAATGTGAGCCTGGATCGCCTCGACACGAGCCGGGGACCGCGTCGCCGCTGAAAGGGAAAAGGAGATCTTCAGGCCAGCGCCGAGGCCGAAGGTGAAGGTAAGATCATAGCCATCTGCCGCAGAACCCTGTGTGGAGAATACTACGTCGTCGACCACCAGGGTTTTTGCCGGCCGATTGTCCGGCTGGCGGAACAGCACAGCGACCAACTCGGCTGCAAACCGTCCAGCGTCAAATATCGGTAGTTCCACAGTCGCGGGCTTGTTGAGAGAATTTGTGCCCTGGAGCGTTAGGATGCCGGTGCTGTGGTCGAAGCCGCCGCCGGTCAGCGTCTTGAACTTCATTGCCAAGTCCTCACGGCGTTGGCCGCGTGGCTGACTGCCAGCGTCCGCGCTTCCTGAATTCCCATGCGCCGTCGGCCCGCATCCTCCACAACACGCCTTCCCGGCGCTCTTCGTGAACGATTGCATTGGGCGACAAGGGCGGCCAGCGAACCTCCGGGTGAGCGATCTTGAACAGCGACCGCTTGACCGCCTGGAGCTCCTCCAGGTTGCTTTCGAGCCGCGAAGCAAGAACGCCAAGGCCGCAGATCAGCAGTCCGAAGCCGATGCCTAGCGTCCCGAGAATTTCGTGGATGGCGCTCTTTGCCACGCCGAAGGCAGCTATCCCGCCGAGGATTAGGAGCACGCCGAAGAGGAAAAGTATCCTCATCTCGGCACCATGCTCTTGACCCTGGCGGCCCAGGACAGAGCTACGTCGAGAATCGGCGGCTCGGTCTGCGACAAAAGATGGAAAAGCCCGTGACTCTTGCTCCGCTTTATTTGTTTGATCAGAACACTCTGGTCAGTTAATCCCACGACGCAGAGCTTTCCGATAAGGTCATTCGTCACCGGCGAGCGAATATCGTCGTAGAACACCAGCCAATGCTCGAACAATGCCCCAAGGCTCTCGCCTCGTATTTCCAGCGCGACCGTCCGACTTGTAGAGCCAGCCGGCGCTGTCACAGTTTCAAAAGGATCTAAGCCATCTGCGAAGAAGTGTGTCTGTGCGCCGGCGCCGACATAACCGACGATCGGCACCTCGGCATGTTCGATCCCTAGGTAATCCGCGACGTCCTGTAGATAGCGAGACCGGACGGTCTTCCCGCTCTCAATCTTGCGGACTGCAGGCTGGGAAATACCGACAGCCTTCCCCAGCCCGGCCTGTGATAGGCCGCGAGCCTTCCGCGCCATTCGTATGCGTTCACCCATATCCATAACCGGCGTTATAGACCGCGCGGCCGGTCCCATACCGATAACATTGGTACTTGACAAGCAATAACTTTTGTTATTTCTCTCCGGTATGATGGACGCTAATCCCGTTTCCGCTGCGATCAGTCTATTCGGTTCCGAAAGTAAGCTTGGAGCGGCCACTGGCTATTCGCAGGTTGCCATCAACAAGGCCAAGAAGCGGGTTGCTGCCGGCGGCCGGGTGTCAGCCGATCTCGCGGTCGCAATTGACCGAGCGACTAATGGCGAAGTGTCCAAGCATCTGATGCGACCGGACCTTTTCGACCCGATTGACGCCGCGGCTCGCGCCTCAACCGAGGGGAGCGAGGTCGCATGATGGAAGCGCTCGATCGCCTGGCAATGGATCACGTCGAGGGAAGGCGGTGTTTGGATCACCCGGTGCTCCCGCTCATGACCGTAGGCATGCGGATTTGGGCCACACGGCAGCGCGCCGGCCTCACGCAGACCGAGTTCGCGCAGAAGATTGGTGTCGCTCAAGGAATGATCTCGAAATGGGAGTCCGGCAAAGAGTTGCCGCGACTCGGGAGTGTGCGGCACATCGCGGAGACATTCGGCGTCTCGATTGATTGGTTATCTGAGGCCGTCAAATGACGGCCGCCACAGTTCAACGCATGACCGGATCACCGTGGCGGCCTCCCTGGCGTGGGCGGCAGCTCACGCATGGGTCTGAAATTCGTGGCGCGCGCCTCTGTCTTGCCGGACCCGGCGCCGCGTCGCTGAGAGCTAACCGCGCTCCCTCTATCGCCAACCATCATGGCGAAGGGAGATTCCGAGGTGTCGGGAAAGTCGTCCGAGAAACCAGTGTCTGAGTTTGTGTCGCCCGTGGCGGAAGCCGCGGACTTGTTGCGTCGCGTAGCCGAGCCCCGTCCTGTCGGTGACAGCGTGAAGGCAGCGATCAACCGAGCTGCATTTCGCGTGTCGCTGCCGCCGGGGCGAGTTCAGGATCTTTGGTACTCCGAGGCCCGCATGGTGCGGTCCAACGAGATGGATGCAATCCGCAGCGCCGCCGCCCGGCGCGCGCGGGAAGAGGCCAAAAACCGTGACGCAGCCTTTGCCTCTCTTCGTTCGCTTCGCGACACATATGCCGCGACCGATCCGGAGTTTTATCGCGAACAGATACTGGCGATTGAGCAGGTCCTACGGGACGCGGGCGACAGAATACATTCAGTGGGCGAGGGCGATCTCACCGACCCCGAGTGAGGGGAGGGGCGGGTGAGCGCGAAGCCTTTCACATCCGTTCATCCGCTTGCCGATCGGTTTCCGATGATGGCGGAGCACGAGCTCGCCGAACTCGCGGAGAGCATTGCGACGAACGGCCTGTTTCAGCCGATCATGCTCAAGGGCGACGTTCTGATCGACGGACGGAACCGGCTCAAAGCATGTGAGATCGCGGGCGTTGAACCGCGCTTCGAAGAAATAAACGGCGAGGACGTGGTCGAGTACATTCTCGCCACTAATGTCGAGCGCAGGCATCTCAATGCCGGTCAGCGCGCCATAGCGTACGCCTTCGCTTATCCAAACCCAACCCATCGTGGCGGACGTGGCAAAACCTCAACAGAACCTGTTGAGGTTTCGAAGACGCGATTACGGGATGCTCGCCGCATTCTGCGTCACTCTTACGACACCGCAGAGGCAGTGTTTGCTGGTGCTATTCCCTTCGACAAGGCGCTCGCCGATGTCATCGCCAGCGAACAAGCGGCGCAGTCCGATCAGGCCAAACTCGAACGTCTCCGCACCGAAGCTCCGGATTTAGCCGACTTGGTGCCTGAGCCCATGTCGTTGACCGAGGCCTATGCGGCGCTCGTTCAGCGCAAGGCTGAAGCCGACGCCGCTGAAGCGAACAAGCGCGAAACCCTCTTGCGATTGTCGGAGTCCGCCTATCGCGGGTGCTTGGCGTGGAGCAATCCCGACTTCGCTCGCGAGGTGCTCGATCGCCTTGGCGATGAGCAATTCCGTAGCGCGATTATCGATCGTTTGCGCATCGATCCAGCGGGCACGGACATCCTCGATGGTGCAAGAAACATCGGGCGTTTATTGGCCCAGCTAAAGGGGGAAGGAGAATCATGAGCACGGGCGAAAACATTTCAGAATTTCTTGCCATTCAGCGCCAGCAATACCTCGATCTCCGAAGAGATCTAGGCGGTAGCAGGGAGGGATTCAGAAACCACGTTTGGGCCGCCGTCAAGAAAGACCCGCTGAAGGGCGAGGCACTGATGATGGGTGCCTGGATGGAGGCGGCAAACCGGGCTTGGGAGAAGCAGCCGCGTAAGCAGGGACCGGATCTGTTTTCGATCGATGGGTACACGGTGCCGGAGCATCTGACACGGCCAAGGTACGACGATGCCGATGACGGGGAAGAGGCGGACGATGCGGACTATGAAAAGGTCGATAGCAAATACGCCACCGTGAACGACTTGTACGAAGACGCGCTAATCAAAATGCGCAATGCGGCTCGGGCAAGCGCTGCTGCAGAAATCAAAATGAAAGCTGCTGATGTGGCGCGCCGCCGTGCTGGTGGTGACCTGAGCAAACATCTTACCGACATTGCCGATGGAAAGTAATCCCATGCGGCTCGCGCTGCGACTCGCGCCGTGGATCGAGGACGAGGGGAGGGACATTTGACCCTCACCCTGGCGACAGGCTCGGCCCGTGCTGCGCTCAAGGTGCGCCGCGACGATCTCTACGAGACGCCGGCCGTCGCCGTCGAGGCGCTACTCCGGGTCGAGCCGCTGCCCGAGGTGATCTGGGAGCCGGCCTGCGGGCCGGGCGCGATCGTCCGGGTGCTCCGCGCCGCCGGGAAGAAGGTCTACGCCACCGACCTCGTCGACTACGACTCGCCGGACCAGGACGAAGCCGGTTGGGATTTCCTGCTTGAGCGGCAGCTACCGCTCGGCGCCGAGGCGATCGTCACCAATCCGCCGTTCAAGAACGTCGAGGCGTTCGTCGCACACGCGATCGAGCTCGCGCCGAAGGTCGTCATGCTCTGCCGGCTCGCCTTCCTCGAGAGCGAGCGGCGGCGCAGGATCCTCGACGGCGGGATGCTCGCCCGCGTGCATGTCTTCCGCAATCGCTTGCCAATGATGCACCGCGCCGGCTGGGCGGGGAAACGCAATCTCAACGCCGGAATGCCCTTCGCCTGGTTCGTCTGGGAACGCGACCACCGCGGCCCGGCCGGGCTGCATCGTGTCTCATGGGAGGAAAGGAGCTCGGCATGACCAAGCCAGCCAAAGGAAACGGATTCGACCCTGAGGAGGTGAAGGACTACGTCGCGCGGATCGAGGAGATCGACGAAGACATCGCCTCGGCGACCGGCAAGCACATGGCGCACTGCAAGTCGCTGCGCCAGAACATCGCCGAGGTCTACGACGAGGCGAAGGAAGCCGGCATCCCGAAGAAGCTCCTCAAGAAGAACGTCGCGCGCCGGAAGCTCGAGGCGAAGATCGAGGATCTCCGCGAGGAGCTTGAGGAGGAGGAGAGGGAGACATACGACCAGATTCGGCTGGCGCTCGGCGACCTGGCCGAACTTCCCCTCGGGCAAGCCGCGCTCGATCTCGGCGAAGCGGCATAGGGCGCAAATGCAGCGGGATCGGCTCCTCATTGCCCTCGACGTCGGACGCAAGCTCGGCGTCGCCGTCGGCGTGCCCGGCACGATCCCGCAGAGCTACACCGTCACGCTCGGCAAGCCCGGCGCCGGCCTCGCCGCGCAGGCCTTCAACCTGATCAAGCTGATGGATCTGCTGCTCTCTGGTGGCGACCCGCGCGATCCGGACAGATGGCCAAGACAGAAGCCGTTCATGGTCGTGAAGGAGGCGCCGCTCACCCTGGCGACGCTCCTGAAGATCGGGGCGGGGTCCATCCCGAGCACCGTCGGCTTTCATCTCATCGTCGAGGCGATGTGCTCGGGGCACGGCGTACGTTGCGAAAACGCCAACGTCTTTACGGTGACCAAGCATTTCCTCGGCTCGGCGAAGCCGGAGGGCAGGGCGGCCAGGAAGGCCGCGATCGTCCGCCGGTGCCAGGTGCTCGGCTACTTCGAGCGTACCGTCGACGACGACGACAGGGCGGATGCGTGCGCCGTTTGGTCATTTGCATCGGTGACGCTGGCGAGGACTCCGCCGAACGAACTCCACCTTTACGGGGAAGTAGCATGACAGAGATTTGGCGCGCGATCACCAGGCTCACCGGTTACGAGGTATCGTCGGAAGGTCGTATCCGGCGCAATGTCGTGCGGGGCAATGGCCACAAACCGCGGGTGATGCGGGGATCGCCAGCGGGCAACGGATATTGGCACTTTTCAACGACCATTGACGGTCGAATAGTCGGATTTCTCGTTCATCGCTTGGTGTGTGAGGCGTTCCACGGAGCGCCGCCGACCGGCAGGAATGAAGCCCGGCATCTAGACGGCGACAGATCGAACAATCGAGCCTGCAATCTTGCTTGGGGCAGCGGCTCCGAAAACGCCACCGACCGTCGGCGTCACGGCCGCGATCGACTTGGCGTCGCACATAACAAAGCGAAGATTAACGAGGCCACGGTCATCGAAATCTTTCGTATGAGAGCTCGCGGGCTGATCGGCTCGGAGATCGGTGCAGTCGTCGGACTCAATCGAAATACCGTGAACAAGATTCTCGCGCGCAAATACTGGAAGCACGTCGACATTCCGCCCGACTTGTTGGCGGCCGCGGCGACACTGGCGCGGGTGCCACCGCGCGAGCTCCGGCTCTTCGGCGAGGAGGCGGCCTGATGACGCTGGCTTCACTCCTTGCGCGGCAGGATGTCGTCGACGTCGACCTTGAGCGCCGCGGCGATCTTGGTCAGCGCCTCGACAGAGCCATTCTTCTTGCCGGTCTCGATCTGGTGGAGATAGGCGGTGCCGAAGCCGGTCTGCTCGGCGAGATCGGCGAGGGACAGGCCGCGGTAGTCGCGCCAGATGCGCATGCGGCTTTCGGGGCCGTCGATGAGCCTGTTGACGACCTCGGACGGGATCAGCTCTTCCTCGCCGGCGGCGAGCCTTTTTTCGAAAAGGCGGATCGCTTCGAGATCCTCGGCGTCTTCCACGGCCTCTCCCACGTTCAGACCTTCGCTTTTCTGAGCGCCTCGTTGATGCGGCCCTGCCAACCCTTGCCCGTCGCCTTGAACTTGGCGAGCACTTCTGCATCGAGCCGTAGCGAGACATGCTGTCTGGCCTTGTCGCCAAGCGGTGGCCGGCCCGCCCTGCGGCGGGCTTCGAATTCGGCGCGAGGCATGAATTCAGAGACATCCTTGGGCGTCAGTGGGCGCACATCCTGCGGGTCTTCGCCGATCAGCTTGCCGGTCGCGTTGTCGACCCACCAGCCGTCTTCGTCCTGGTGGACGGTCCTGGCATCGATCAGGGTTTGCATTTCGCGGTTGTACTTGTCCCAGCGCCGATTGAGCTCAGCGAAGCCCTTGTCGGATTCCATGTCGAGATCCCTGGTCTCGAAACTCGGCCATTTCCTAGACATAGCTGTCGAATTCCTTCTTGTGCATGTAGCGGGCGCTGATCGGGCGATAAGCGTCGCCGGGCATCGCAAACACGACGAAGACGCGCCGACCTGCGGGCGTGGTGCCGATGGCGCGAAAGCGCGGCTCGCCGACGTACGGATCATCACGAAAGACGGTCGCGGGGTCGGTCAGCACATGCCCGATCTCGGCTTTCGACACACCGTGCTTGCCGCATTTCGGCCAGTTCCCGTCGTCCCAGATGATCCGTCCCGTCATGCTCATTATGTAGCACTTTTATCCCTTCTTTCAAGGAGGGCGGCATGATCTGGACGGACGAGCGCGTCGAGTGGCTGAAGCGGCTGTGGGCGGACGGTGTGCCCGCGAGCGCGATCGCCGAGAAGCTCGGTGAGGGGGTCACCCGGAACGCCGTGATCGGCCGCGTGCATCGGCTCAAGCTACCGGGAAGGGCCCCGACGCCGGTGCGCTTCCGCAAGGCGAGGACGGGTGACATGGCGAGCGCCAGGCTGCCGAAGAAGCGCGACCCGGCCGAGGGCATTTCCATAACGAAGCGGGTCGCCAACCCGCTCGGCTGGCGCGCCAAGCGCATCAAGCCCAAGCCCGAGCCGAGGCCCGTCGTACGAATAAAGTCTACGCGTCCGGTCGAGATGCGCCGCAACGTCGGCCTGCTCGAGCTGGGCGCGGGCGCGTGCCGGTGGCCGGTGAACGAACCGCCGCGGGGTGAGCCGTATCTGTTCTGCGGCGCAACGGCGGACGAGCCGCGGGTCTATTGCCCGGAGCATTGCGTGATCGCCTATCAGCGTGGCAGCGCGCCGCGGCGGCCGGAGCTCGGCGGCTGGACGCCGCGGGAGGAGGCGGCATGACAAAGCCGAGCCAAGACTGGATCGATGACTGCATGAAGTGGCGCGGGGTCGTGCTGACCGGGAAGGCCGCTCACTGGTGCCACGACTGGGATGACCTTCCAGTCGATGAGACAACAGACGAGATCACCGCCTGTCACTGCGATCTGAGCAATCTGCCCGGTGCGGAAGAAGCTCGTGGTGGGAAAATCAGAAATTTATCGTCGTTTAGTCCGGCGGCTAAATTTACCCCTGGTGACGAGGCGAGCGCAGCATGAGCCAGGCCCCGCTCACCCGGTCCCAGGTGCGTGAGATCGTCCTCGAGTCGCTCGAGGAGGTGCTGGTCGAGCTCCGGGTTCTCAGCCGGACGTCGGGGATGACCGACCCGATCGTGGTGATCTGGAAGGCGGTCCGCAACTGCCTCGACAAGCCCGAGGCGACCCACGAGGGGAGGGGAACGTGACCGAACGGTGGTTCCGGCTATACGAGGATGTCGTAAACGATCCGAAATTGCAGCGACTTCCTGCAAAACTTTTTAAGAATTTGGTCAATCTGTGGTGCATTTCGTCTGCAAACGATGGTCTGTTGCCGTCAATAAAAGACATCGCTTTTAAGCTCCGGCTGACCGAGGCTAAGGTTCAGGAGGTGATCGACAAGCTCCGCGCGGCTGGGTTGATCGACGAAACAGATGAAGGATTACAGCCACATAACTGGAACGGTCGCCAGTTCAAGACCGACGTTGAGGACCCGACGGCAGCTGAGCGCATGCGCCGTTACCGTGACAGGAAGCGTAACGGCGTTACGCTAAAATCCGTAACGGTTACTGTTCCCAGAGACAGAGACAGAGACAGAGCAGATTATTCCGAACCTAACGGTTCGGACGCTGACGCGTCGCCGGCTACCGAGGAAAAGGAGCTTTTCCGACGAGGAAAGGCCGTGCTCGGCAAAGACGCTGGTGGCCTGATCGCTAAGCTGCTCAAGGCGAAAGACGGCAACGTGGCCCTTGCCAGGGCGGCGATCGAAACCGCGTCAACCAAGCAAAATCCGCGCGAGTGGATCGGAGGAGCCATCCACAACAAGGACCCGCCGACCCGCTCCGACTGGGACGGCATCCTGTGAAAACCGCCGATCAGATCCTCAGAAACCACGGCATCGCCTGCCGATCGACCAACGAAGGGAACCAGTTCGCGACATGCCCGAAATGCTCCCATCTCAGGCGAAAAAAACGGCTCCGCTGCCTCTCGGTCCGCATCGATCACCGCGGCGTCGTCTGGTTCTGCCACCACTGCGACTGGCACGGCGGGGAGTTCTTCGATGAGCGCGAAGGGCCTCGGACCGATGCACGCTCGATGGTTCGCCAAGCGCGGGATCGACGAGGAGACGGTCGTCAAGTTCGGAATTTTTACCGCTGAGCGGACCGACTCCGGCGACGTCGAGCCCAACGACAGCGGCAAGATCCTCGTCTTCCCGTTCAACGAGCGCGGCGTCACCGTCAACGAAAAATATCGCGGCCCCGACAAGCGGTTCTGGCAGCGCACCGGTGGGCGCCGGACGTTCTGGAATTCCGACGCCCTCGACGACCCGGCCCTCGAGGCCGGGCACATGGCGCTGATCATCACCGAGGGCGAGATCGATGCGCTCACCGCGATCGACTGCGGATTCCCGCTCACCGTCTCGGTGCCTGACGGCGCGCCCTCGATCCCGGACGGCAAGGCGCCCGACGAGCTCGACCCGATCGACCCCGACAAGGAGGCCGCGGGCAAGTTCGAGTTCCTGTGGAACAACCGCGAGCGCCTCAAGGCGGTCAAGCGGTTCATCATCGCCGTCGATGGCGATCCGCCAGGCCAGCGGCTCGCCGCCGAGCTGGTGCGGCGGCTCTCGGCCTCCCGGTGCATGTTCGTGGTCTACCCGGAGGGCTGCAAGGACCTCAACGATGTCCTCACCAGGTGCGGCCGGGACGAGGTATCCCATTGCCTCAACACCGCGCGGCCCTATCCGGTGCGCGGGCTCTACCGACTGTCGGAATATCCAGACCTCCCGCCAGTGCCGACCTTCTCGACCGGCTGGGACACCCTCGATCGCCACCTCCGGATCTTCGCTGGCGAATTCATGGTGGTGACCGGCATTCCTGGTCACGGCAAGTCGACCTGGGCGCTCAACCTCGTCGTCAACCTCGGTGAACGCTATGGCTGGCGGTGCGCGATCTTCTCGCCAGAAATGCCGACGGTGCCGCATCTCCGTGACAAGCTCAGGCGGATCATCCTGCGCCACAAGCCGCTCGCCCTCGACCGCCAGGCAATCGATCGGGCCGACACCTGGATTGACCGGATGCTGGTGTTCATTGACGCCGATCCGACCGGCCGTGTCGACGAGGACTTCGACCTCGAGTGGATCCTCGACCGGGCCACCGACGGCGTGCTCAGGGACGGCATCCGGCTGTTCGTCATCGACCCATGGAACGAGGTCGAACACGCACGTAAGGGCAGCGAGAGCATGACCGACTACATCGGCCGTTCGATCCGCTCGATCAAGCGCTTCGCCCAGCAGTACCAGGTCGCCGTGATCGTGATCGCGCACCCAACCAAGGACGTGGCGAAGGAAGGCAAGAACCGAGCGGTGAGCCTCTACGACATCGAGGGATCGGCGCACTGGTTCAACAAATGCGATCACGGCGTCGTCGTCGACCGGCCCAAACCGGAGGAGGACGAAGCCCTGATCAGAGTCGCCAAGGTGCGCTTCGAGGAAAGCGGTGAGCGCGGATCGGTGCGGCTCCGCTTCGATCGCGAATCCGCGCGCTTCGACGTGCTGATGCCCGAGCTGGACGAGGTGGCCGCATGAGCGGGGAAGCCAATGCCGCCGAGCTCGCCGAGATCGAGGCCAAGCTCGAGGAGCTCGCCGAGATCACCGAGCGCATCCTCGAGCTCACCCGCCGGATCAGCGACCTGGCGGTCAAGGTGCACGAGGCGCTAGTTGGCCCGGTCGAGGCGCCCGCAGGCGACACAGGTTGACCGTGAGCAAAAGCGAGACGGATCGGATCGTTGAGGCAATGATGCCGGAAGTGATCAGGCGCATGCGCGAGGCGCTGACCAGCACCTTCGACGCTGCCTATGCACAGGGGCTGGCTGATGGTGCGACGGTTGCCGATCGGCACGACCGCAAGGACATTGCGGACGAGATCCGCCAGAAGATCGAGCGATGAGCGGTACCTACGACCACCAATGGGACCGTCTCGCCAAGCGCCATCTCCGCATTCGTCCGGTCTGCGCCGTGACCGGATGCGGCAAGCCGGCCAAGCACGTCGACCACGTCGTGCCGGTGGCGGTGGCACCACACCGACGCCTCGACCCGACCAACCTCCAAGGTCTATGCCATGCCTGTCATAACCGGCTCACCGCCGCCTACGACAAGGGCTCGATCGCCGGCGTCTGCGATGTCGACGGCCTGCCACTCGATCCGAACCATCCCTGGCGTCAGCCTGACAACGCCGCCGCCATCGCGGTCACCAACGCCAAGCCGCGGACCGACCCCATACTCGCGGCCCAGCTCAAGCGCGATGCCGCTCGCCAGGCGGGGAGGGGGGGGATATTCCGCCCAAAAACGTGCGCGCCAGGGATCGGCGCGGGAGTTGGCAATTTTCGCAATGTCAGGCGGAAAGTCGGCGTGAGAGCGAGGTTTTAGAGCCATGGCGCGTAGGGTGAAGGCCTCGAGCACCGAAGGCGCGGCGCTGGCGTTTCAGAACGTCCTGGCCGACCCATTGCCGCCGCCGTGGCCGCTTTCGGAGCGCCAGAGGCCGATCTGGGATGAGATCCTGTTGAGGCGCAGTCGCGACGAGTGGCAGGCGGTTGACCTCCGGTTCGCATGGGAGTTGGCCGACGTGATCGGGCAGTTACACGAGGAGGAGAGGCGTCTTTCGGAGGAGGGGCTGATCCTTGTGTCGAAGGCTGGTCCGCGCGCCAATCCGCGAGCGTCGATCGTCCTGCGGCTGAGCCGACGGGCCATGTGGCTCGGCGTCTATCTCCGCATCCATCCCGCCTCGGACGCCGGGCACCCGCACCTGGTCGGCGGCATGCGCAAGACCGAGAAGGAGGCGAGGACTGCGGTCGCGATGCCGCCGCCGGCGGCGAGGCGGTCAACGGTCGAGGTCAGACGGCAGGCGCAATTGCTGCCGCAATGAGCGATGCTGCAACGCCTCCCAAAGACACGTTCCTGGCGCAAGATCGCACCTGAGAAGTGGACGGCTGGCGATCTGGTCTGCGGCTTCATCGAAACCTATTGCCTGGTGCCTGAGGGCAAGCTGGTCGGCAAGCCGATGCGGCTCGAGGCGTTCCAGCGGAAGTTCATCTACGACGTCTTCGACAATCCCTACGGCACGCGCCGGGCGATCCTGTCGATGGCGAGAAAGAACGGAAAAACGGCTCTGATCGCGGCGCTGCTCCTGTGCTTCGTTGCCGGGCCGCTGTCGGTGAGGAACGCGCAGATCGTGTCGGGCGCGATGAGCAAGGACCAGGCGGCGATCATCTTCTCGCTGGCCGCCAAGATGGTCCGGATGTCACCCGAGCTGTCGCGGCTGATCCGGATCATCCCCTCGCCGAAGCGGCTGGTCGGGCTCGTCCGCAACGTCGAGTATCAGGCGGTGTCGGCCGAGGCGAAGACGGCGCACGGCAAGTCGCCGCTGGTCGCGATCCTCGACGAGCTCGGCCAGGTCGAGGGACCGACGTCGCCGTTCGTCGAGGCAATCGTCACCTCGCAAGGCGCTTACGAGGCGCCGCTGCTCATCGCCATCTCGACACAGGCGCCGACCGACGCCGACCTGCTATCGATCTGGATCGACGACGCGCTCCGCGGCGAAGATCATCACACGGTCTGCCACCTCCACGCCGCGCCGGTCGACTGCGCGCTCGACGACGAGGGCGCCTGGGCGGCGGCCAATCCCGGCCTCGGCTCGATCCGGTCTCGGAAGGATCTCGCCCAGCAGATCGACCAGGCGAGCCGACTTCCCGCCTACGAGAATTCGGTCCGCAACCTCCTCCTCAATCAGCGCGTCCAGCGCATGGCGCCGTTCCTGTCGCCGGCGGTGTGGAAGCTCGGCGAGCAGCCGGTGAACGTCGAGCTGTTCCGGCCAGGCCGCCGGATCTGCGGCGGGCTCGACCTTTCCAAGCGCACCGACCTCTCGGCGCTGGTGCTGGCCGCCGAGGACGACGACAGCCGGGTGCATCTGTTGCCGACGGTGTGGACGCCGGCGGACACGCTCCTCGCCCGCGGTCAGCGCGACCGCGCGCCCTATGGGGCCTGGGCCAAGGAGGGCTTCTTCACGACGGTGCCCGGCAAGGTGCTCGACTACGACTTCCTTGCGGTCAGGACGGGCGAGCTCGCCGGGGCAATGGACATCGAGCGGATCGCCTACGACCGCTGGAACATCGACGTCTTCAAGCAGGCGCTCGCCCGGGAAGGGGTGATCGTCGAAATGATGCCCTTTGGTCAGGGATTCCGCGACATGAGCCCGGCGCTCGCCATCTTCGAGGAGCTCGCCATCGCCGGCCGCCTGGTCCACGGCGGCCATCCGATCATGCGCTGGTGCATCTCGAACGCGGTCGTCGAGCGCGACGCGGCCGATAATCGCAAGCTCACCAAGGCCAAGTCATTCGGCCGCATCGACGTTGCGGTGGCGGCGCTCATGGCGGTCGCCGCTCTCAAGCTGCAGACCGAAACTCCACTAGATATTGCGGCGATCGTCGCCTGAACCACTGCATATTGATTTTTTGCGACTGTGGACATATCGTGCCGCCAGCAATCCGGCAACGGTGGGGCAGCCTGCCCGTAAATCCGGCCGAGCGACCTCGGCGCGCTGGATGGGCGATCAATCTGACACCTCGACGCGGAACCGCCCCGGCAAGGCCGAGCGCGGCGCCGACCCTCCCGACCGCAAGGACGAGACGGATCGCCGCTGATGCACGAGGTGATCTACCGCGCCGCCACCCAGTCGGCCGACGACCCGGCCGAGTATGTGCTGTCAGACGAGAGCGTCGACCGCATGGGCGACGTGATCATGGCCTCGGGCTGGGAGCTCTCCGACTTCCGCAAAAACCCGATCGCGCTGTTCAATCACGACAAGGACGCCGTGATCGGCCGCTGGACCAATGTCCGCATCGACGGCGACCGCCTGCTTGGTCGCCTGGTGCTCGCCGCTGCCGGCACCAGCCGCCTGGTCGACGAGGTCCGCGCGCTGTTTGAGCAGAAGATGCTCCGCGCCGTTTCGGTCGGATTTCGCGTGCTCAAATCCGAGCCGCTGACCGAGGACGCCGACAAGTATTTCGGACCGTTCCGTTTCCTCAAGCAGCAATTGCTGGAGGCGTCGATGGTCGCGGTCCCCGCCAATCCGAACGCGCTTCAGGTGAGCCGTTCCTATCCACTCACCGCCGACGCCCAGCGTCAGCTTTTCGGCCCGAGCGCATCAGAAAAGCTCACACGCCCGTCGGCGCTTTCCCGCGTGACCGCATCGACAACCTCCCGAGGACGCAGTCCCATGTCGACCCTCTCCCGCCGCATCGAAGCGGTGCAGAAAGAACTGAACGCCTACCGCGACCGGCTCGACGAGCTGTCCAAGATCGACGACCCGAGCGAAGACGACATCCACGAGATCGACGAGCTCACCAGCAAGCAGATCCCCGAGACGAAGTCGGCTCTCGAGCGCCTCGAGCGCATGGAGAAGACGCTCGGCTTCTCAGCGGCCGACCAGGGCGACGCCGATCAGGCCACCGACAAGTCGGTCGCCATCATTCCGCCTGGCAAGGACCGCCCGTTCGCCTTGGCGAAGAAGAAGCTCGAGCCTGGCGACTTGATGTTCCGCGCCGTCGCCGCGGGTGTCCGCGCGTTCGGACAACAGGTGCCGCTCGATCATGCTGCCCGCGAGATGTACGGCAACGACGAGGCGTTCAACGTCGTACTTCGCGCCGCCGTCAACCCGGCGATGACCACGGTCGCCGGCTGGGCGGCCGAGCTCGTCCAGACCGCCAATGCCGGATTCCTCGACCGCCTGGTCGCGGAGTCGATCTACGGGCCGCTGTCGGGCATGGGCGCCCGCTACGACCTTGGCCGCAACGGATCGCTCAAGATCCCGGTGCGGGCCTCGACGCCGCGGGCGGCCGGCGCCTGGGTAGGCGAGGGCGCGCCGAAGCCGGTCAAGCGGATCGGCCTCGGCCAGGTGACCTTGACGCCGCACAAGCTGGCGGTGATCACCACCTTCACCGAGGAGATCGCGATGTCCTCGATCCCGGCTATCGAGGGCCTGCTCAGGCAGGCGATGGCCGACGACACCGCGGAGGCGCTCGACGGCTTCCTGATCGACAACGTCGCGGCCTCGGCGACCCGCCCGGCGGGCCTGCTCAACGGCGTGGCGCCGATCACCGCGTCGGCGGCCGCGACCGCCACCGCGGCGATGGTGGCCGACCTCAAGGCGATCGTCGCGGCGATCATCGCTGCCGGCGGCGGCCGCGACATCGCCATCCTCCTCAATCCGGCGCAGGCGATGGGGATCGGCTTCGCCCAGACCACCACCGGCGACTTCGTCTTCGAGGGTGTCGACCAGGCGGGCCAGAAGTTCCGCGCCCGTTTCATCGTCAGCCGGACGGTGCCTGCCGGCACGGTGATCGGCGTCGATGCCGCCGACTTCGCCACCGCCACCGGCGACGCGCCGCGCTTCGCGGTGTCGAACGAGGCGACGCTCCACGAGGAGGACACCACGCCCCTGGCGCTCGGCACGGCCGGCTCGCCCAACGTCGTGGCGGCGCCGATGCGGTCGCTGTTCCAGACCGACTCCGTCGCGATCCGCCTGTCGCTGTTCGTCACCTGGACGATGCGGCGTACCGGCATGGTCCAGGTCATCCAGAGCGTGATCTGGTAGCGCGTGCTCGCTCACCCGTCTCGCCACCTCGGCGGGGCGGGTTCCGTTTGGATGGAGAGGATCGGGCAAATGGACCTGGACGTTTTCACCGTACCCGACGATCCGCACGAGGGCGGCGGCCAGGAGGTCTTCGATCCGGTCAATGCCTGGCCTGACGCCTCCTCGCGGATCTACGTCTCCACGCATCGCTCGGGCGAGTTCGGGGTCTATCAGTACGGCTTCGACCCGGTCACCGGACAGGGTTGGTTTCGATCCCTCCCGGAGCCTGGCGCGGTCTGGTCGGAATGGGTGACGTCGGGCTCGCCGCCGGCGCCGGTCGTCATCGCCTCGCTGGTTCCCAACAGCATGGTGCTCGGTGGCCCCGAGGCCGAGCTCGCGGTCGTCGGTTCAGGATTCACCGAGGCGAGCGTCATCGTCTTCAACGGCGGCGACGAGCGGACGACGTTCGTCGACCCGACCCGGGTCACCACGATCATCAAGCCGGAGCTGGTGGGCCAGCCGATCACGGTCCCGGTTCACGTCCGCAATCACATGCGGGTCAGCAACATCGTCGATTTCACGTTCACGGAGGAATGACAGATGAGCGACGAGAGCAGGCAGATCGAGGCGACACTCGGGCCATACCGCGGGCAGCGCTTGACCGTGCCGACGGCCGACGCCGACCGGGCGATTGCTGATGGCTGGGCAACTGATCCGTTCGCACCGCCTGTCGAGCCGAAGGAACAGACCGAGGAGGAGCGCGCGAGCGCGATCGAGGCGGCCGAGAAGGCGGCCCGCAAGCTCCGCGGCGAGGAGGAGGGCGAGGCCAAGCCCAAGGCCAAGGGGCCAAAATCCGAAACGCGGGCGATGGAGGCTGACGCCGGCGAGCCCTACGCGACCCGCGAGGCGGCGTCGACGACCAAGAAGAAGTAGCCGATGGCCGCGGTGGATCTGATCCGCCGCGTGCTCGGCCGGACCGTCGCGCGCAGCATCGAGAGCGGAACCCCGGGCACCGAGGGTGAGCCGAAGGACGGGCCCTGGCATATCATCAATCAGGGCTGGCTCCCGGAGCCATGGGGCTACCTCAATTTCTGGCAGATGGACTACGACCCGCTGCCGGGCGGCTCGGCGGCGGTGGTCGAGGCGTGCATCGCCGCCTATGCCCAGACCATCGCAATGTGCCCAGGCGACCACTGGCGCGGCCTCGACGACGGCGGCCGCGAGCGAGTGAAGACCTCGGCGCTGTCGCGCCTGCTCAAGCGGCCGAACGACTACCAGTCGCGTTCCGACTTCCTGCTCGACCTCGCGAGCGACCTCTACCGCCACGGCAACACCTACGCCCTGGCAGAACGCAACGACCGCTTCGAGGTGGTGGCGCTCCATCCGTTCGATCCGAGACAGTCGCGCCCGACGATCAGCCGGACCGGCGAGATCTTCTATGAGCTCCAGGGGAACGACATCGTCGACGGTGACCGCGGCCTGTTCGCCTCGCTCCGCGGCGGTCGCGGACCGGCAATCGTGGCGCCGGCGCGCGACGTGTTTCACGTGAAGCTGGAGCCAGAGCCGGGCAAGCCGCTGGTCGGCATCCCGCCCGCCCGCCATGCCGCCGTCGCGGTGGCGGCGCAGCGCGCGATCGGCGCCCAGCTCATCCAGGTCTTCGGCAACATGAACCGCCCGGCGGGCGTGATCGAAACCGACGCCAATCTGCAGGCAGTGCAACTGGTCGAGCTCCGCAAGCGGTTCAACGAGGCCTGGAAGGGTGTCGACAATCTCGACGGCGGGCCGCCGATCCTGACCAACGGCTTCAAGTTCAAGCCGATCTCGGTCACCGCCAAGGATGCGGAGCTGACCGGCGTCGCCCGGCTCACCCAGGACGAGATCTTCATGGTGTTCGGCGTGCCGCCGGCGATCCTCGGCATGACCGACAAAGCGTCCTTCGCCTCAACCGAGGCGCTGATGCAGTTTTGGCTGGCCCGCGGGCTCGGCTTCGCGATCAACCACCTCGAGGTCGGGTTCGATCATTTCTTCGGCCTACGCGGTTGGCCTGACGAGTACGTCGAATTCGATACCCGCGCGCTGCTCCGGGTTGCCTACAAGGACCGCATCGAGGCGCTCGCCCGCGGCGTCCAGGGCGGCATCTATGCGCCCAACGAGGCACGCGCCGCCGAGGATCTTCCCGCCGCGCCCTACGGCGACGAGCCGCGCGTCCAGCAACAGGTGGTGCCGCTGTCGGCGTGGGCGAAACCTCCCCCCAGCACGCCTGGGCCCGAGTCGCCGCCGGCGGCACCGCCGGCCGCCGGTAGCGATGAGGAGGAGGATCTCAACGAGGACGACGAGAAGAGTCTCGCGGCCTTTTTCGAACGAGGCGTCGATGAGCACGCGCAGGCAGCTTGAACAGCTCGCCTATAGCCTCGGGCAGCGCTTCGGCAAGGAACGCGAGGCGCTCGTCGCGATGTTCGGCGCGCTCTCCAATGAGATCGGGACGCTCGCGACTGAGCTCCGCGAGCGTCTCGCGACGCTGCAGGACGGGCCGCCAGGGCCGCAGGGGCCGGCGGGGAAGGATGGAGCGGCCGGGGTCGACGGAAAGGACGGAGCAGATGGCAAAGACGGAGCGCCCGGCGCGGCGATCGAAGGTCCGCCTGGTCCAGCCGGCGAAAAAGGTGAGCGCGGAGATCCGGGCCCGGCAGGAGAGCGAGGCGAGCCCGGGCCGAAAGGGACGTTCGATGCTCCCGAGGAGTGGACGGAGAGGGTATATTACCAAGGGCAGCTGACCTTCCTCGACGGCTCAACTTTTTGCGCGAAACGGGACACGGGCCAGCGGCCACCGCACGACGATTGGACGCCGGTGGCGCTCGCGGGCCGCGACGGCGCCGACGGCCTGACCGGTGAGGTGCGCGGCCTCTACGATTCCGCCGAGCGCTACTCCAGGCTCGACCGGGTCGCCCATAACGGCTGCGAGTGGATCGCGGTCAAGGACGATCCCGGGCCCCTGCCAGGGCCGGGCTGGAAGGTCGGCGCGCAGCGTGGCCTGCGCGGCAAGCCCGGCCCAGAGGGCCCTCCAGGGCCGCAAGGAGTGCCCGGCGTCAGCATCGCGCGGATTACCGCCCGCGACTACACGCTGGTGATCGAGCTCGATGGTGGCGGCGCGCTCACTGCGGATCTGCGCGGCATGTTCGAACTCTACGACCAGGAGCGGGCGGGATGAGCTACGTCCTCACGCCCGACTGGACGACGCTGCCGACCGCGCTCCTGCCGCTCGCCAAGGCACAGCTCCACATCACTTTCACCGACGACGACGCGCAGATCACCCGCCAGATCGCCTCGGCGATCTCCTACTTCGAGAAATTCAACGGCCTGCAGATCTTCGGCGCGGCGGTCGCTTGGAGCCCGATCCTCGAGCTGGGCTGGTCGGCCTATCCGACTCCGGTCCAGCCGGTGCGATCGTTCACGGTGCTCGTCGATACGGTCGACGTCTCGACCGAATACGAGCTGCGCCAGCGATCCGCGGTCGAGCCGGTCTATCTGGTCAAGCTCGACGGCACGGCGTTCCCGGCGGCGGCGGTGATCACCCTGCAGGCCGGCTACGACGACGCCTCGAAGATCGACCCGAGCATCGTCGACGTGATCCTCCGCGTCACCGCGGCGCTCTACGAGAACCGCGAATCGATTTCGGCCACCGCCATCGATCAGGTGCCGTTCTGGCTCAACGACCTGATGGGCGGCCACTGGATTCCCCGGGCATGAGCGCACCAGCGAAATTCGGCGCAGGCCAGATGATCGAGCGGGTCGCCTTCGACACCCGGGCGGCGATCGACGACGGCTTCGGCAACGTCGTGGCTGGCGACTGGCAGGAGCAATTCCAGAGCCGGGCGAAGTTCGTCTTTCTCCGCGGCTCGGAGACGGTGATGGCCGGGCGCCTGGAAGGCACCGAGGCCTTCGTCGTCCAAGTGTGGGCCAACGCGCAGACCCGCCAGATCAAACCCGACTGGCAGATGCGGGATTTGCAGCGCGGCGACGCCTTCAACATCCGGAGCGTCGAGGGAGATCGGAGCCGGGCGCTAATCGATCTGCTCGTCGAAAGCGGCGTAGCGACGGGGTAGCGGCGATGTGGGTGCTTTTCCTCGCCGTCTACGACTTCAACCCGCCGGAGCGCCACGGCCGGACGACGATCACCTATCGCGCCGGCCAGCTGATCCTCGTGCGGCGGGTTTGCGCTGAGGCGGCGATCGCTCGCGGCGTTGCGATCGTCGCCGTCCGGCCGACGCGGGAGGCACGCTGATGGCGATCGCCGGCACCCGGGTCCAAGGCCTCGACAAGCTCAATCGCAAGCTCCGCGACATGCCGGAGGCAACGCAGGCCGCGATCCGGAAGTCATTCGAGGGCGGCGCGCAGGAGATGGTCGACATGGCGCGGCGGCTCGCGCCGATAAAGACCGGTGCGCTGCAGCGATCGATCGACTGGAACTATGGTGCCGCGCCCAAAGGCTCGTTCGGTGTCGGCTCGCGATCGACGGCACCGGATTCGATCACCATCCACGCCGGCGACAAGGACGCATTTTACGCCCGCTGGGTGGAATTCGGCACGGCGGTCAACCCAGCGCAGCCGTTCTTTTTCCCGGCCTGGCGGTCGGTGCGCAAGAAGGTGATGGCCGCCAACAAGCGGGCGATGTCGAAGGTCGCCAGAAAGGTGGCCGCCGGTGGGCAATAACCCGTCCTTGCCGATCCAGGGCGCGCTGGTCGCCGCGATCAAGGCGATCCCAACGCTCGCCGGCAACAACGTCTTTGACATGGTGCCGACGTCGAACCCGTTCCCGCGGGTGACGATCGGGCCGAGCCAATCGCTGCCGGTGATGGCCGATTGCTACGACGGCACCGAAACCACGGTGCAGCTCGATTGCTGGTCGCGCGCCGTCGGCTTCCCCGAGGTCAAGCAGATCGCCGACCAGATCCGCGGTCGCCTGCACGACGGCGACCTCGCGATCACGGGACACAAGCTCGAATTGATGGTGGTGGAACTGATCGACGAAAGCCGGGACCCGGACGGCATCACCAGCCGGGCGCGACTGCAACTGCGGCTGCAATCGCAGCCTTCACCGTAGGGAAGGAAGAGAAACATGGTCGACATTGTCATCACGCCGGGGAACGTGATTGCCGGCGAAGGCGCCGACATCGATCGCGGAACGGCTGGCGCAACAATCCTGGCGGGCCAGGTGGTCTATCTCAACGAGACGACCAAACGCTATGCGCTGGCCGACAACAACGCCGCCTCGCCGCCCGAGATCAAGATCCCCAGAGGGATCGCGTTGCATGGCGCGAGCAACGGGCAGCCGCTGGCGGTGCTACGCGCCGGCGAGGTCACCATCGGCGCGACCATCGTCGCCGGCGGCGACTATTACCTGGGCGACACCGCCGGCGGGATATGCCCGCGGGCCGACGTTACCACGGGCGAGACGGTCAGCCTGATCGGCCTCGCCAAGTCGACGACGGTGCTGATCGTCAACATCCAGCGCACCGCCGTCACGCTCTAACCCATAGGAGGCCGCAATGGCTCGTCCGACTACACTGAAAGGCTCGAAGGTCCTGATCCTGCTCGGCGACGGCGCGACGCCGACCGAGGCGTTCGTCGCGCCCTGCGCGCTGACCACCAAGGGGATCGAATTCGCCGCGGACACGAACGACTTCAATGTTCCCGATTGCGATAATCCCGATGCGCCGACGTTCACCGAGCGGGTCGTGGCGACGCTGTCGGCGACGATCTCGGGCGCCGGCACGCTGGCGATGGAGAGCTTCGACGAGTGGCGCGAATGGTTCGACAGCGGGCTCGAGAAGAACGTCCGCTTCAAGCTCGACACCACGTCGGCCAACAACGGCGGATACTGGTCGATGAGCGCGATCCTCTCGGCGTTCGGCATCGGTGCCGAGCAGGGCGGGCTGGCGACGATCGACGTCACCATCCTGTCGGATGGCGCCTGGACGTGGACTGACGCCACGCCATAGGGCCAGCGATGGGCAGCACGGCCGACATCGAAATCGACTGGGGTGACGGGCGATACCTGTTCAGCCTGCGGATCGGCCAGATACCGGAGCTGCAGGAGAAATGTGGCGATCCCAACCGGCTCGACGGCACGATCAAGCTCAGCGGCCCGCCCGAGATCGTCTTGCGATTGTCGGTGGGCGCGTGGCGGCTCAACGATGTGCGCGAGACGATCCGCCTGGCGCTGATCGGCGGCGGCAAGACCCCGGTCGAGGCGCTGACGCTGGTCAAGCGATATGTCGATGCCCGCCCGCTCAACGAGAATGTGCTGGTCGCGCAGGCGATCTTGCTCAAGGCACTGAACGGGCCGCCGGAGGAGGCCACCGAAAAAAAAGACGACGCCGAAACGGCGACCGCAGCGACAGCATCATCCACATCGGAAGCCTCTACCGGTGGGGCGGTGCACTAGGCTGGAGTCCGCGACAGGTCGACGAGCTTTCGCTCTGGGAGTTCAGCGAGGCGATCGACGGCTGGAAAACGGCGAACGGAGTCGAGGAAAAGCCCGAGCCGCCGAGCGCCGACGAATTCTATGACATGGTTGCACGGTTGGGGTGACCGATGGCCGAGACGCAGGATCTGCAAAAGCTGGTCGTCTCGCTAGAGGCGCGGACCACGCAATTCGAGAAGGCGCTCAACAAGGCGAACGCCACCGCGCAGCGCCAGACCCGCGCGATCGAGAACCGCTTCAAGGCGATGAACACCCAGATCGCCAAGTCGGGGTCGGGGATCGGCGCAGCGTTCGGCAACCTCAAGGGTATGCTCGGCGCGGCCGGGATCGCGATCGGGGTTCAGCAGATCGTGAGCGGGATCAGGGAGATTCTCGCGGCGGCCGATGATCTGGTCGACACGTCGAAGCGGCTCGGCATCCTCCCCACTCAGCTTGAGCTATTCCGGCGGGCGGCTGAGATCGGCGGCGCCTCTGCCGGGGAATTAGACGCCGGCCTGAAAAAGCTGCAAGTCAACTGGGTGGCGGCGGCGACCAAGGGCGGAGCCTTTGCCGACTTCCTCGAGTCGCAAGGCGTGGCGCTGCGCACGGCGAGCGGCGAGATACCAGACCTCAATACCCAGATGAAAATCATGGCCGACCTGCTCAGCCGCACCACCGACGAGGCGCAGCGGGCGGCGATTGCCACGCTCGCCTTCGGGCGCGGCGCCGCCGGGCTGGGCGAGGCCTTCGCCAGCGGGTCGCTTGAGGAAGCGCGGAGGGAATTCGAGAAATTTGGACAGGCCACCGACGAGCAGATTCAAAAGCTCGCCGCTGCCCACGACAAGATCGAAGAATTCTGGTCGGCCTTCAAGCGCAACGCCGCGATCGCCACCGCCGAGGGGATCACCGCGATCGAGTCGTTCGGCAAATCCGTGACTGATCTCGGCGCAGTCACCAAGGCATTTATTGAGGACCCGAACGTTCGCACCTTTTTCGACATGATGTTCGGTGAAGGCGCCGCCGAGAAGCTGGGCCTTGAGGAGCCGATTAAGAACACCAACGACCTTCTGGAGCGGCACCAAAAAGAGATCGCCGAGACAACAGCGCAAATCGAATTGCTGCGCAAGGAGCGCGACCGGCTGGCGGCCGAGGACGCCACCTTCGACCTTTCCGGATTCGATGCCGAGATCGCCCGACTGCAAGAGCGCATTGCACAACTCAACGCCGAGATTCGCGACTCGATCGGGCTGATGGACCAGATGGGCTCGATGCGGCGGCAGGCCGAGAGCTACGTCGATTTTCAGCTTCGCCGGGCGCGGGGCGAAACCGCGATCCCCGGCGCGCCGCCGCAGCCGTCCTACTCGCCATTGCCGTCCTATCCGATGGCCACGGTGCCGCCCAAGGTCAAGGCGGACGTGGAGATCGAGATCGACGAGGATTCGGTCGAGGACGCCGCCGAGAAGGCCGGAAAGAAGATCGCCGGGTCGCTGGCCGATGAACTGACCAATGCGATCGGCGCCTGGGAAACCCGAGGCATGACGGCGGCGCAAGCTTACGCGGCCACCGGGGCGGCGGGCGAGATCGGCCGCTATCAAATCATGCAGGCCAATATCGGACCCTGGTCCCGTGAGGCGCTGGGCTATTCCGTCTCGCCCGCCGCTTTCCGCGCCAGCCCCGATCTCCAGGACCGCATCGCCCGCTTCAAGGTCGGGCAATATCTCGAACAGTACGGGCTGGAGGGCGCGATTCGCGCCTGGAATACCGGCCAGCCCGGCGGCACCACCACGCCCGGCTATGTGCAGGGGGTGATGGGGATGCTCGAAAGCGGGGCGGGCTTTCGGGATCTGCAAGACGGCATCAGCGACACCAGCGATGCGATGAGCGGGCTGGTCGACAAGCTGGCCGAAATGCGCTCGATGTCGGAGGACTTTCTTAACACCTTTGTCGACGGGCTCCTGGAAGGCAAGTCGGCGGTCGAGGCGCTGGGCGATGCACTCGAGGAGCTCGGCCGGTCGCTTATCAAGAGCGGCATCCATATGCTGGTCGGGTCGATCTTCCCGAATATCCCAGCCGGCGGCGGCGCGGGCTTGCTCCAGGCTGGCGGGCCGATGTGGCCGGGCCATGCCTATAAGGTCCACCGCGACGAACTGATCGTGCCGCGCTCGCCGATGCAGGTGATCCCGGCGTCAAGGGCGGGCGGTGGCGGCGGGGCGGTGGCATTGACCTATGCCCCGAATATCAACATCGCCGGCAATGCCGATGACGCGGCGATCCGGAGGATGCGCGACGGGATGCTAGCCGACATCGAGCAGCGGCTTCCCAACATGGTCCGATCCGCGCACCGGGACCGGCGGCTATGAGGGGGTGAGACATGGCTTCGTCGATCGTCATGCCTGCGCTGCCGCCGACCGGCTGGAGCTTTTTCTTGGCGGTCAGCGATGAAATCGCGGGCGAGCGCGGCCAGCAAATCCGAGTCAAGCAGCTGGGGCCTGACCTGTGGTCTGGGCGGTTCGAAAGCGCCCAGCTTCCCCGGCTGGCCGCCCGCTCACTCAAGGCGATCCTGCACGGCATTCTGATGCAGCGCACGACGTTCTATGGCTGGGATCCCGGCGGACAATACCCGGCGGCTGACCCGCTCGGGGCGAAGATCGTCACCCCGGCCAACATCAAGATCAACTCGCTCAATGCCGACGCGCAGCGGATGAGCCTCAAGGGCTTGCCGGCCAGCTATAAGCTGACGCGCGGCGATTATCTGAGCTTCAACTACGGCTCGCCGGTCGGCCGGGCCCTGCACCAAATCTGGAGCCCGACCACCACCACCGCCAACGCCAGCGGGGTCACCACCGAGTTTTGGGTGACGCCACGGATTCGGCCTGGCGCCGGGATCGACGCGGTGGTCGCCCTGGAGAAGCCCAGCGCCGAAATGATGATCGTGCCTGGCAGTCTGGTGACCAGCGACGGGCCACGTTTCGGCTCGATCTCGTTCGAAGCGCTGCAGGTGCTGCCGTGAAGGCGTTGACCGCCGCGGAGACGGCGGCGCTGGCGGCCCGCGCGCTCGCCTTTCGGAACCTGGTGTGGATCACCGCCAAGGATCGGAATACCGGTGCGCCCACATCGTTCGGCTTCTGGGATGACGTGGGAACCCGCGCCCTGCAAGTGATCGACGCGCTCACCGGGACGGCGGTCACCCGCACCTTCACCGGCGCCGGCTCGCTGCTCACCATCGATGACCTGGTGGCGACCTCCGAACTGGCGGTGCAGACCTTTATGATCCGGCTCAGCGGGGTCGACGCCAGGGTGGCCAACGCGGTGCGCGGCTATGATGCGCGCCTGGCGCCGATCCAGGTCTACCGGCTGATGCTCAATCCGGCATCCGGCGCGCCAATCGCGGCGGCGCGGGCTCGCTTCGTCGGGATCGTCGATACCCTCACCATCAACGACCCGCGCCGGGGCGCCCAGGGCGTCATCGAACTCACCGCCGTCAATCAGATGCGCGAACTGAGCCGCGCCAACCCGGACATGATCTCCGACGATTCCCAAAAGGCGCGGGCGATCGCCCCGGCGACCACCGATCGGTTCTATCAATACACCAACGCGGTCGCCAACTGGACCGTCGCCTGGGGCGCGCTGTCGGTCAGAGAGCAACGGCAGCGCAACAAGAAGAAAAAGGACAAGCAATGAACCGGCTGGCGAACTGGCGGACGGCTTTTTTCGACGCGATCTCCGCCCACCGGCCCTATCCGTTTGAGTGGGGTGCGCACGATTGCGCGCTGCTCACCGCCGACTGCATCAAGGCGGTGGTCGGGCTCGACCTGGCGGAGCCGTTTCGAGGCCGCTACCAGACCCAGACCCGATCGCTCGAATTGCTCCGGGAGCTCGGCTATCGGGATACGGCGGCGATTCTCGCCGAGCACTTCCAGGAAATCCACCCGTCGCAGGCGATCGTCGGCGACGCGGCGCTGATCCCGCTGAGCCGACGGCGCCGGGCAGCGGTGGCGCCGGTGGTGGGGGCCGAACTGGTGGTGTTCGCACCTGGCGGTCCGATGGGGTTGGTGTCGCTGACTGAAGCGTCGCGGGCGTTCAGGATCGAAATCGGGGAGAATTGACGTGCCTCCAGTCGGTGCAGCACTCGGTGGGATCATCACCGCGGTCACGGGCGGCGCGCTGACCTTCGGCGGCATCGGCTCGGCGTTGCTCAAGATCGCCGCCGGGTTCGGCCTGACCTACATTTCCAAGGCGCTGGCGGGCAAGCCTGACGATTTGCTCGGCGTCGGCGCCAACAAGCCGGGCGGCGTCCAGGCGACGATGACGGTCGGCGATTCAACCTCGCGCGGGATGATCGTCGGGAGATGGGCGACCGCCGGCTCGGCGGTGTATCTGCGGCACTGGGGCGAGACGAACAAGGTGCCCCATGCCTACCTGGTCCAGATCATCCGTCTGTCCGACCTGCCGATCAGCAACGTCCTCGACATCTACGTCAACGGCGAGAAGATCACCTGGCAGAGCGGCTCAAGCGGTCGCGGCTTCGCGGTGCCGCAATATCGCAAAAACGGCATCGATTACTTGTGGATCAAGGTCCACATGGGCGACCAGACCAGCTCCGACGATTACCTGTCCTCGAAATTCCCGACCGGGCCGCGCGACTGGGACGGGCGCCATATCGGCTTCGGCGTCGCCTATGCGGTGGTCACCAGCCGCTATTCCGAGAAGCTGTTTCAGGGTGGCCGGCCGGAATGCCTGTTCGTGCTGAACGGGATCAAGCTCTACAACCCGACCAAGGATTCTTCGATCGGCGGCTCCGGGACGCACCGCTGGGACCAGCCCGCGACCTACGAGTTCAGCAACAATCCGATGGTGGTGATCTACAACATAATGCGCGGCATTCGCTATCGCGGCGAATGGGTCTACGGCCCGCAAACCGTCTCACCGGCGCAATTGCCGTTCGCGCCCTGGGCTGCCGCGATCAACGAATGCAACGTCATCGTCACCAACCGTGACGGCACGTCCAATGCCCAGTATCGCTGCGGCGCCGAAATCTGGTGGGACACTGACGCCGGGGCGGAGATCGCCGAACTGCTCAAATGCTGCAACGGCCGGATCGCCGATTGCGGCGGGATTTACAAGCCGAAGGTCGGCCCGCACGTCTCCTCCGGCGCCCCGGTCCTGTCGTTCACCGACGCCGCGCTGTTGATGACCGATGAGCACGATTTCAAGATGTTCCCGACGCTCGACGACACCGTCAACGGCGTCGACGCCACCTTCATTTCACCTGGCGACGGCTGGATGGAAAAGGCGCTGCCGCCGCGCCGCAAGACCGCTTATGTCGAGGCTGACGACGGACGCGAGAACGTCGCCGACGTGACCTACGCCCATGTCTGGGACAAGTTCCAGGCGCAGCGGCTATCGGGCGCGATCATGAAGGAATCGCGGCGCTTCCGGCGCCACGTGATCGTGCTGCCGCCCGAAGCCTACATCCTCGAGCCGCTCGATTTCGTCTCCTGGACCAGCGAGCGCAATGGCTACATCGACAAGCTGTTCCGGGTGGAGTCGATCGCCGATCGCAATGACGGCGACCAGGTGGTGGGAATTCAGGAAGTCGATCCATCGGACTACGATTGGTCGCCGGATACCGACGAAGTCGACGTGCCCGACAGCGTCCAGATCATCGATCGGGCGCCACCGCAATCGATCCTCAATTTCAAGGCGGTGCCGAAGATCATCGATGGCGGTTCCAGCATCGATCGGCCGGCGATTCACCTGACCTGGACGGGCACCGATCTCGACGATGTCCAGACCATCAAATTCGAAGTGCGGATGAGCTCGTCGATCGGGCCGCTGATTGTCCAGGATGAAATGGCGGCGCCCGAGGCTGGCGTCTACGATCTCACCAAGAATCTGACCAGCGGCATCGTCTATGTGGTGCGGGCGATCTTCGCTAGCGCCGTCCCGACCCGCGACTTTGTGTGGACCAACTGGATCACGGTGACCACGCCAGAGACGCCGATTTTCATCGAGGCGTTCGCCGACGCCCTGCAGGAGCTTATCAATGCCGGCAGCGCCAGCGGCGCGGTGATCACCGAGAAGGTGCTGCCGACGCCGCCCGGGTTCCAGAACCTTTACCGGATCACGGTCTATGGCACCGGCGCCAACGCCAACAAGTCGGCGGGCTTTTATCTGTTCGTCGATTCAGCTGGCGTGCCTGGCGCACTGCTCGATATCGATCAGGTGGCGATCGGCAATCTGACCACGCGGCAATTCCCGTTCGTGATCGAGGGCGGGATCGTCAAGATCAAGCGGGCCGCGATTCAGGTCCTGCAATCGGCGCAGATCGCCGCCGGCCAGATCACCGTCGGCCATCTGGCGGTCGGCGCGGTGAGCGCCGCCGCGATCCAGAACGGCATCATCGATGGCACCAAGATCGCCCCCGGCGCGGTCAACGGCTCGAAGCTCGGGCCCGGCGCGGTCACCTCCGACAAGCTCGGACCCGGCGCGGTCACCGAGGGAAAGATCGGCCTCGACGCGGTGACGACGGCGGCGATCAAGGACTTCGCCATCACCCGGAACGAGATTCAGGACGCGGAGATTGTCGCGTCGAAGATGGCGATCGACTCGATCTACGCCAAGAACATCAAGGCCGGTGAGGTGAAGGCGACACACCTCGCCAGCCTCGCGATCGAAACCCGGCACATCGGCGGGCTCAAGCTGACCGGCGACAAGATCGCCGACCTGACGATCAAGGCGACCAACATCGATAGCGGCGCCATCAAAGCCGACAAGATTTATTCAGGCACGGTCCAGGCCGACAAGATTCAGACCAAGCATTTCAAATCTAATGAAGTTTCGACCCGGTACATGAGCGGCGCCGTTGCGGCGAACAATGCCCAGGTTTCGGTTAAGCGACGGGGCGGCGTCGTTCTGATCGGAACGTTTTCCTACAAATGCGACAAGGGGCAGACCTTGGAAGTTATCATCGTCAAATACGGGACCAGCGAGCCGGTCGGAAACTGTAAGTACAAACTGATACCGGGCGATGACATCAACGGGGCGGCGCAAGTCGTCGCGCTCACCGACCAGACCAACGACAACCAAACATATGTTCTCAAGCAGTCGTCAAAATCGTCGGCGCGGGAGGTAACTAATTACCGTCTTGTCGCGCTGCGAGTCGCTCCATAGCGAAAGGCAACGGCCATGATCGAACTCAATTGGCTGGACAGTGGCGACGGCGCGGCCGATCCCGGCGCGGGCAATGTCACCTTCAATGCCGGGCCGTGGACCGATGTGACCCAGATCGCGGTGTCGACCGCCGATCGCTTTGCCAATGACATCGCGCCCTGGCTGGACGGGCTGGCGCTGCCGACCAATCCGATCAAGGCGCTGTTGCGGCTCCAGGAAGTCAGCGACCCGTCATCCTGGGTGGAGTTTGCCGTTGAGGATGTGACCATCGCCAGCGCCACCCATCGCACGGTCCAGGTCGCTTTCAGAGCCCAGGGCGTCAGCTTCGCCTCGGCGGACATCGTCGGCATGACCGCAGCGCTATCCGGTGACCAGGGTGAAGCCGGTGCGCCTGGCACCGATGGCACCGATGGCGTGGACGGCACCGACGGCATCACGCCTGCGCCGCAATGGATCTATTCAGCCGCAACCGACATAGCCTCGATCGGTTCTGGCGAGATCGGCTTCGACAATGCCGATCCCTCGCTCGCCACAAAGCTCTTGATCGACGACACCGACGCCTTCGGCAACAGCCGAGTGCCGTACATCAACCGCTTCGACGACTCGGTCAACCCGACCTATCGCGCGGTGGTCACGCTCTACCGTCCGGTCGGCATGGGCTTCGTCGCCTGGCGGGTGACCGGGGACGTGATCCCGATCAGCGGCGGCTTCGAAGTGCCTGGGGTCTGGGAGAATGCCGGCGTCACCGCGCCGGTAGCGGGTGAGATCGTCGCGCTCGACCTGTTCCAGGCCGGCGGCAAGGGCGATCAAGGCGATCCGGGGACGCCGGGCGCAGACGGCGCCGACGGCGCTCCGGGCACGCCGTTCGATCCGGCCTCCATGTCGGGATCTTCGACCACCGCGGTGCCGGTGGCGGCCGGTGCGGTGACAGTGGTCGCCGAGCCCGGCAAGGTCTGGCAGACCGGCCAGCGGCTCAGACTGTCGTCACCGGACGCCTCGCTGATCCTCGAGGGGCCGGTGTCGAGCTATTCGGCAGCGACCGGCAACCTGACCATCCTGGCCGACTACGCCAAGGGGGTTGGCACCGGCGACACCTGGGTCATCTCGACGGCGGGCGAGCGCGGCGCCCAGGGCGACCCAGGACCGTCAGGACCGCCAGGCGCGCCGGGTGCGGACGGAGCGACGGGCGCCGAAGGGCCGGCGGGCCCGGCCGGCACGGACGGCGTCGACGCCGAGCCGGTCGACGTGGAGGCGTTTACCGGACGGTCGACCACGGAACTCCCGATCGAAGCCGGGCTCGCGGTGTTCGACACCGATCTCAACCGGGTCTGGGTCAAGGGCCAGCGGCTTCGCGCGGCATCGAACGATGCGGCCAAGGTGCTCGAAGGTGCCGTCTCGGAATACTTCCCGGCCACGGGCAACCTGACGATTTCCGTCGACCTGTTCATCGGCGCGGGCACACACAATGACTGGTACATCTCGATCGCAGGCGAGCGTGGCCTGACCGGCGGTGAGGGCCCTGGGGGCCCCGAAGGGCCAAGCGGCTCGGGACTGCATTACGACGCCTCGGGAACGCTGGCTGAGCGGGCAGCGTATGATGACCAGCCGCAAGGCTTTGCCTATCTCCAAACCGATGTCACGCCGTTCGTCTTGTTCGTCAAGGAAAGCTCGACGACGGCCGATTGGTCGGGCGGGACGCCGATTGAGAGTCCGACCGCGCTGGACGAAATCGTGCCGACCGGCGCGGTCCAATTCGACCAGTTCGCCTCGGTCCTGGCGGCCGCGACCACCGACCTGGGCGCGGTCAATTCCAATCTGATCGAACTGGGCGGCGTCGCCACTGACATCACCTCTTTCGGCACGGCTGACGAAGGCGTGTTCCGGTTTGTTCGGCTCAATGGCACGCCTGACCTGATCTACAATGCGATTTCGATGATCCTGCCGGGCTCGGCGGATATCGCCTGTCTGCCCAATGACACCTTCTTGGCGTTCAGCCTTGGCAGCGGCAATTGGCAGGTGACCAATTACAGCCGGGGAGGATCTCTCGGCACCGCCGTCGAGCTGGGCGACGTGATCCCGCTCGGCGCCCTGTCCTACGCCGGCTTCGAGGATATCGCCACCGCGCTCAACA